TGCAAAGTCTCCGATATTACAACTGGCTGGCGGAATCCTCCAATGAACTCTGGACGTTGCAGACGTTTGTCTGATGAATTAACACCAAAGTGCATGCGCAACTGCTCAATGTAGCGAGAACCGCCTCGAGCTTGTTTCTCTAAGAACTCTTGAGTTCTCATAGAAAGGCGTAACTCGTTGATAGTAATAGTACCAAGAGGAGTTTCAGGAACATAGAGCCTATTTCCAGCAATACCACTAGTTGCAGGTACGTTTTCTGCAATTGCAGGACTTGCGCCAACAGTAGTACTCCACTCTGTTAAAAGAGACGGAATGTTGGCAAAGTTCATATTAACTTGCGTTTCAGGGAAATTGCCTATACCTAATTCTACTTGTGGTCCTTTTTGAGCAAAAGGTAAAGCGCTGGTAAAGTAGTCATGATTCCATGAACGTACACGTAGCCTTGTTAATTGATTAGCGTTAACGCTTGTATTCATACCGTCATTCAAGGAAGGTATTCCTCCGTTTGCATCAGCATTATTTGTCCAAGGGTCATTATTACCAGTACTTCCTAAAAGCTGTAAATTCTGGTCACGATAATACTCATTGTATATTAGCTGATATCCAGCAAAAGGAATAGCGGATAGGACACCACCTGAAAAGGTTTTTGTACCGTCAACAGGAACACCTAAATAATCTGCTAAAGAACCAACATCTCTACTAGCTGAATTAGGTAAACTATCTAAAACAGGAAAGGAAGGAGGCACAGAGTTACTTTGACGTGGAGAAATAAATTCTGGCCACTTGCGCCATGCTATGCGATTAGGCACAAAGAAATAATGCATCTCACCGTGTATGGAATGCATAACAGGAGCAACCAATGGGGCAAAGCGAATTAATGCTTCTGAACTCATGCGCCAGTGGTCTCCGGGCAAGCACTCTTGCACCATTACTGGGATAAGCCTTCCCATTGCAAACGATAATTTTTTATCGTGGTTAAGTTTGAAAACCGATTCTGAAGGTCTTCGAACTTGGACTTTAGAAAATACACTCATAATCTAATACCTCCTCTAGCTACTGTATAGGTTCGACGGATTTTTCTTCTTCCACGTTTAAAACTTCTACGAACAGACCTACGTCCTAGACGTCTTCTGCTTCTTCTTCTACGAAAAGCCATAATTATTGATTTAAAGGATTAAAACTTCCAATGAAACTAGCGGCTTGACCAAGGTCAAAACCTAGGATTTTTTGTAATACGTCGCCAATTATTTTGTAATACCAAGGCGAGTTAGGCGGAATACCTTGTTTAGTAAGATTTACCTCAAACTGCTTTAATGCAGTTTCTGCATCTCTGATATTACCTAGCTTTTTAGCAAGGTCAAAGTCTAATACAAATTTTTCTATTCCAGCTTTTTGCGCTTTGTAAATAGGACTGTTTCTGTCAAATGTATAACCGTCGGATACAAAGGCATCAACCATTCCTGATTCAAAGGCACCAGAGGAGGCCATAAGGTAGGCATCCCATTCTAACTGGTCTTTTTTACCTTTGGCACTAGCGGTATTAGCTTCACCAGCAAGCTTAGCATTAGATAACTTAGCTTGATGTATGTAATAATCAATACCAAGATTTTGCCGTACCTCGTTATCGAAAACACGATTAGTGGTTAAGGCTTTCACAGCATCGCTTTCAGCTTTAGTTTTGTCTATTTGTGCTTTCATTTGAGATAAGGCTAATGTTTGTTGCATTACAGAGCCTAAGTCTAGGCGAGCAGGATTAATTGAGACAGAGCCAGCGGATTTAGGAGAAAGGGAAGCGGCTTGAGTAGTGGCACCGTTTCCATAAACTAGGTTAGGGTTAAGGCCAGCGGCTTCAAGGCGAGCCATTTGCGCTTTTGGGTCGTTATAGGCATTTTGGAGATTCCAAAAATCAAGTTCACGTTTACCTTGTTTTTCCCACATTTCTCGACTAAAGTCCATGGACTGGCGATTAGTGCGCCGTTGTTCTGCGATGTTAAATATTGAGGAGGCTAAACCTCCAACTGCTCCTAGTATACTCATGATTCTTTTAAATTAATTACAAGATTAACTTCTATATGCATATTGAAAGACAACACTCTTTCTGAATCACCTGCGACAATTCTAAGTAAAACTGTTTCGTCTTCCTCAAAATTATCTATAAGCCAATCACAAAGTGGATTAAGTAAACTTTTAGGAAGTTTAACTTCATCGGCATTTTTACGCTTTGATAACTTCCGTTTCATTTTCTTCTGGCATTTTGTCTAACAATTCTTTTTCTAGGACCTTAAAGTTTTCGAAGATAACGCCATAGGCTAATTGAAGTGCTTCTAAACATTTTTTGTGGTGTGAGATTGCATTCTCTAATTGTTCCACAGTTAGTTCGCTAGCAACGGGAGCCTTGCTCTCATTTACTAAATTATTATTTTTTTCCATGGTGCGATATTACGAATTTTTTCTAAAATTCGAGTGTCAATCGGCACTAATTAATCAAGTTGGGTTAGTGCCGATATTAAAAGCATTGAAAATCAATGCTTTTGGTTGTTTTGTAACATTTTTATTATTTAGAGGATTTTGTTTGTTTGTAACAAAAAAAGGCGAGATTTCTCTCGCCTTAATTTGTGTGACGGACATAGCGTTCGTGGCTTCCTCACTCTCGCTACGCTCTCGTTCGTCGCTTCACTACCGATATCCGTCACGCTTTTTTTATCGTGCGCATCGAGCGCACGACATTTAAGCGTGGTAAAAGCTTTTCAAATGTTGGCGATGAGTATTTGCCAACATTTGGCTTTTTATTGGCCATCGCTCTCTTGCGGCTTGTCTCCTTCGGCTTCGCCTTCGGCAGACGTGCGAGGACTCTCGTCCTCGGTATCTACGGGATTGGTATGTCGCCTAAACATTTCGTCTAGCATTTGCTTGCGTTCTAGTAAGTACATACGTTGCTCCATTTCATCCATAGCATCGAAATCTGCCAGTTCATCAAGGTCTATGCCGTCAGGAACATTACCGTAACGGTCATCATGTGGTAAGCCGTAACCGTTAACATATTGTTGGATAATCTTCTCAACAGAAAGGGCATCGCCCGGCTGGGTCATGGACGGCTCATTATTAATTTCGAATACGTCCTCAATTAGAGGAGAGTTGTACTGCGTACGAAAAATGGTGTTATTTATCACCTCGACGGGAGCGCTGCTCACGACGATAGTTTTTAATGTACTCGAATCTTGCTCTTGCATCTGCTGATGCTTGTTCTGTGTCTTTTTCATTTTTTCCTTTGATTTTTGCTTTTAATAAGAATTCTTGCTGTTTTTGCGGACTTTTTTCGAAAAGTTTCTTTTTGTAGTACCTCGGGATAGCAATCTTTTTTCCATTATAATAGATAAAAGGAGTATCAGCGCGGGTACCGATATAATCCACCAAAGCTGGGTCTTGTCCCATTCCTTTAGACATGTTTGAAAACTCTGGCATCCTGTCATCGTCAATGCCATAAGTAAGCCAATCACCTTTGTCATAGTATTGAATTGTGTAATAGATTGAACCTTCCTCTGCTTTACCAAAATGTACGTTTCCGTGGAACCACTCATCAACAATCAAATCATTAATACGCTCATTAGTAAATAAAATCATGTGGTAGTGTGGTCGCTTACGACGAGTGCCATACTCACCGACATAGTAATATTTTAGGTCCTTGACCTTTTTACGAAGTCTTTTCATGAACTTTTGTACATCACTTTTGCGGAGAGTGGCGTAACCTTTTGGCGTTAGCGGTAAATGCAGATTATCGTAGGTTAAAGTAAGAAAGTACCTATGGACATAATTCTGCGCTTCCTTTTCGAGCCGAAAAGCCCAAGAGTGCGCACGACGTTTTGTACATTCTGGACACTTACCGCAAGGGACAGGAATCCACCTGTCCGCTTGCGAGTGATATACTTTGTTTTCGACATAGTATGGAAAAATACATTGTGCCATAATTACAAAGTTGGTGTGCCATAGCGTGGAAGTTTCCGACGTACTCGAACCTTGTGGAAAATATGCGCCCAAAGATTTTGGTTGTCTGGTGAATTTACTGCGAATGGGTCAGTCCTCGGATTACATTGAATAAATGTGGCATTCAAAGAAGGGCGATTATTGAACTGTCTACCAAAGTGCCAGTGGTCTAAGGATGTACGGAAGTAACCGTGAACCGTGCTAGGCTGGTAGCGCATTTCAGAGTACCGTGGCACGTATCCAAACTCCTTATCATCGTCAGCATCTGCGTTATAATAAATTTCCTTATTGAGAATCGCTTGCTCACCAATGTGGGCAAAGGTAGGCCAAGGGAAATCATATAAAGAACGACGAGAGAAGTGACGAGGCAAACCTTGCTGATAGGCAGTTACAGGACGACAACTCATTATAGCAAATAAGTATCCATGCTCCTCGCAGTAGTACGAGAACTTGCCACCACGACCTGCACTTATACCATGGCCTGCCATATTACCTTGTGGACTAGTAGTGTCAGAACTGGACGTTTGCAAAGTCTCCGATATTACAACTGGCTGGCGGAATCCTCCAATGAACTCTGGACGTTGCAGACGTTTGTCTGATGAATTAACACCAAAGTGCATGCGCAACTGCTCAATGTAGCGAGAAC